ATGAACTATCAGGTAATCGCCCTTGATCTGGACGGCACTTTATTGACGCCAGAAAAAACTATCTTACCAGCCTCACTATCTGCCCTACAGAATGCCCGTAAATCAGGGGCAAAGGTTGTCATAGTTACCGGACGGCACTTTGTAGCCATCCATCCTTTTTATCAGGCATTAGAACTTAATACACCAGCTATATGTTGTAATGGTGCTTTATTGTACGATTACGCCGAAAAAAGAGTTATTGCCTCAGACCCATTACAACCAGAACAAGCTATTCAATTAGTGAACCTACTTGATAGTTACAATGTTCATAGTCTGATGTATGCCGATGATGTCATGTTCTATCAAGAACCAACGGGGCATATTATCCGTACAGAAAATTGGGCTAAGTCTCTTCCAGAGTCACAACGTCCAATCTTCAAACAAGTACCCTCTCTTAGTGAAGCATCGCAAAATGTTGATGCTATCTGGAAATTCGCCCTTACTGATTCTGATACTGAAAAACTACATAGCTTTGGTCAGATAGTAGAGCGTGAGCTTGGCCTTGCTTGCGAATGGTCTTGGCACGATCAAGTAGACATAGCACAAGCCGGAAACAGTAAGGGTAAACGCCTGGCACAATGGGTAGAATCACAAGGTTTATCTATGAGCCAGGTAATAGCCTTTGGTGATAATTACAACGATCTAAGCATGTTGAAAAATGCTGGCTTGGGTGTTGCTATGGGTAACGCGGTTGATGAAGTAAAAGCCTGTGCTGATTTAGTAATAGGTAACAATACTGAAACTGGTATAGCTGATGTAGTAAATCATTACTTCGAAACAGTAATAACACAAGAACTGGTTTAATTAACCTATAGTCGGAGTTTATTCGAAGTGAAGAAGAATAAAATAGTACATTTTCTCAATGGTATTACATTATCACATATTATATGTATTGCTGTTGGAGTATTAATCCCAATTTATGCTGATGTACTTTTTTTTCATGGTTATGATAGCTCAACCACATCGGCCATCATGGATACCGTGATGGCTATAGCAGCAATATATACAATCTTTAAAGTGAAGGATTGGTATGCTGATAAAATTAATGAGAAAGGTTTTGAACAAGCAAACCAGTACATTACACTATTCCATGAAGCAAAATTGAAAGCGGAACTGTTACATTTAAACATTTCACAGTTATATTATTACAATGAAAACAAAAATATTAACCCAGGCGATCTGAATTATGAAAAACTTTTGAATAAGGCTTGGGAATTACACGCAGATTATAGAGACCACATGTTAAAATTAAAGTCTCACTATGATATTCTTCGCGTTTGGAATATGTCTGTTCATCCAGATAAAAAAGACATGTTAAAAAAAAGCATAGCACATTTAAATGTTTTCACAGTAACTAGCCATGACATGATAAAAATCTGCGAAGATGTTAGTGGTATGGCACGTAAGAAAAACTGGGAATTCCATAATATTTCCTTTAAGAGTAATTTTGCTTTAACTCAAATTCTCCCATTTGAATGGTTGACTTCATGGAAAAGCCTATTTGTAGTAGCTAATCAAACTAATATTGATAGCAAATAAGAAAAAAAAGCCCCGTTATGGGGCTTCCGTTAACTACCACCAACCATGATAAGCAAGACTTGCATAAGTTGGCCTAGTGGTACTTGGATCACGACGATACCGAACGCATCTAGTACTGGTACGATAATCCAGTTATAGAGGATGATTAGGGTGATCACGAAACCAAGGGCATTACGCCAATGGAATGATACTTTTTCAATCTCTTCCTTGTTTACTTCAATCTGCCCTTCGGCATTAGTAGTTTGTACTTCCTTCTCTAAGGTTTTCCTTTTGATGAAAAAATCAAAACCTTTAGATATTAGTTCTGCGATAATGCTAAACATTATAGTTCCTTTTGGCATATATACGACATTACGCGGTGTCCTTTGTATACCTGCTGGAAAGAAGTAAGTACTGTAACCGTACTCTTACCATTAATGAGATCTACAGTTAGTACATCACCATCATTTACGTTTGGTGTTTTAGTCAATTCAAAACTGAATGCAATTAAATCACCTTTAGATTTGTCCATTTGTTTCTTAATCATCTTGCCTGAGAGTGCTTTATCATATGGTAGTGTAACACTCACTGGTTTAATGCTTTGAAATGAGAAATTATCTAGTACTGTATGGTCATAACATGGGAATTGTTCTAAGTAGTTCATTATTATCTCCAGCGGTAGTTAAACGTACCGCGTAATGTTCGTAGTTGTTTTATTACTTTTCGTTCTGTTTCATCGTAGAAATCAAATAATGGTTTTCTTCCTACGCTTCCATAGTAACCAACCACCCTTTTCTTACGTGCCATTGCTGGATCGCGTTTGCTAGAGTTTTTGGAAGTGTCAATAAGAAACTCTTTACCGTTCTTACTTTTCACTCGTTTGTATTTATCCTTGTTCTTTAATTGTGATATGTTTCCCTGCTTGGTTAGTTTTGCATTTTGATATGGAATCACTTTGTACTCTTGTTTTCGAACATAGTTAGGATCAATAATGTTCTTTAGGTAGTCTACCTGATCTGGCATCACTATAATCTGATTAATACTTGTAAAACCATTTGGCTTATAGAAGTTAAACTTCATTGCACGGTTTGTATAAGCTACTACGCCACCAGCAGATTTAGTACTGATCTCTTGCTGAATTTGCCTTGTTACAGTACGCATACGTTCACTAAGTTCTTTCTTGAACTGTTCACCAATCCTTGGTGAATTATCATTTATGAATTTCTTCATATCACTAGGGCTATTACCTCTCTTCCATCCCATTTAATTTAATTCCTCTATTAACTGTTGAATGATACGGAATGTTTCACCGTTATCATTTGGTATTCTTGCCTTAACCATTACGGCTTTATTCACGCAATTAGATTTTGAACCAAATAGACCAATCAATGTTGCTTCTACTAATGCAGCTTGGTTTGTCGTAGGAAAACACCAAAGTAGATATTTCTTATACTCTATGCCGTCGTCAATCATCTGATTAACTGATTTGCTACTACTGGTATATGTTCGCCAGTTAGATTCTTTAGTACTGTCCTTTAGTTTCTTAATATCTTTGATACCTTTGTAAACGCTTTTCACGCCGATATAAAATTCATTTGTATCAAAAGTGATTAAGTATACAAATGCTGCGTACTGCCCTGAATTAATATCTTCTACATCCCATTCATTTTTATTATAAACATCCCATTCCATATAAATATTCCATAAACAATTAACTTATGGAGTATTTAGTAATGGCAGACATTAAAACACGCCTTTGGAAATATGAAGGCGATCAACTATACCAAACATATAAAGGTTATTATCGACAAGGGAAATATTACCCATATAAAGATAGCTTGGGCTATCTCACTGTTGGGGCAGGACACCTAGTACAGAAAGGTGAAGATTTCAGTAATGGGATTACACCAATTGAGGCAGATATACTATTAGCTCATGATATCGAAAAGGCAAAAGCAGGACTACGTACACTTAATCTAGGTACACTTCCAAAAGACATTGAAGATTATCTTATTATTATGATATTTCAATTGGGATTGGCGGGTACAAGTAAATTCAAAAAATTACTTGCGGCTGCAAAGAATGGTGATCGCATTGGTATGCGTAGGGAATCTATAGATTCACTATGGTATAAGCAGACAAAATCACGTGTAGATGATATGAATAATCAATTAAACTGGAAGTAATAAAAAGGAGCATTATCGCCCCTTTTCTTTTTCCTGCTGTTCCAGAATCACAATAATACGTTCGATCTTCAAATCCAATTGGTGTATTTGGTCTTGAATCTTTCTAGTAGTACCTTCTAGATCATCATGGTTTGACTCTATTCTTGCAATATCCGTAGTATGACCAGATACAGTTGATTCAAGAATAGAAACTCTATCAATTAAATCATTAGTATCTTCTGACTTATCACGATATATAGTCCAGAAAAGTGCACCCGCAGAAAATAGTAATGAAAATAATACATCAAAACCCATTTTCAGTCCCTTTAAATTAAAATATAATGTAGGTAGTACTAAAGTTATTAATACTACCCAATCTATTTATATTATTAATTATATAAAGGCTGATCACCTGCACGATATACAAATGAAGATAGTTGTTCTGGTACATTAAGCTGAGCAGTACAGCTACGGTCAGTAGTACACATCACATAGATATAGTTCCAGCGACCGCGACCAACGGCAGGGATATAAATTCCATTTAGTGGGAATGTATATGGTGTATTGTGACCATTATTACCAGCATCAACATATACCAAGTTAGTCATTGGAATACCATCACCACCCATACGAATATAGAAGAACTGACGTTGTAATGCCCTTAGCCAGATTGTCATATTACTATCAAGAATACGATCAAAATCTTCACCACGAATACGTAAGGCTACATAGTGTTGGTTTGGTACTGGATCTAATGCAGTAAGACCACCTGAAACAGTACGTGAACCAAATATGAAAAGATTCTCGGTTATTCCCGTTGATTGAGGACGACAAATATCACCTACGATACGTGCTGCACTTAGAGTACCTTTGATATCACAGTTTTCATTGATTGTAACATTATTTAGAACTCCAGACGTTGCCTGAATATTACCGCGTATAGATACGTTACCAAACCATGCATTGCCATTCTTATTGATAGCCCAACCATTAGTACCATCCCAATTAGTAGACTGTATCTGCTGGGAGATCTTCGCAGAGTCTATAACGCCGTCCATTATGTGAACATTACGGATAGCGGCATTGGCGATCTTAGTATTATCTATTGCGGCTGATTGTATCTTAGCTCGCGATACGGAAAGGTCATTTATCATTGCTTCTTTAATACTAGCCGTGGCAATGACTGCTGAGTTAATATAAGTTTTACCCCCCTGAACTACAAACGGATATACCTTATCACTTTGTTTAGCTGAGTCAGTACTAATAATACTAAAACGATCTGCCATTACGGTAAACACTGATGATTTTTCATCTGCTGCTAGGGCAATACCAGTAACGTTACCATTATTTGATACCTGAACCTGCCAGCGTGAACCTAATTCATCTACGATCTGTTTCTCAACAATACCCGTAGCTGTTTCACTGTTTAATAATCCATCAATTACATCGTCATTCAACTTAGAATATGGAACCTTAGTATTTTGGTTAAAACCAATTGTAGGCGACCATACTAATTCATCTTGCCCCATTACATCATATGCAGCCAATCGACCGAACCAAGAACCATCTTCAATCGGGAATGATGCCGTATAACGATTAGAACTACTAAAGTAGACCACACCCGAACTAAAAGCCTCATCTTTTGCGGCTTGGAATACTACCCCCGCATAATCTGGGATATTACTTTCAGTCCATTCAAAGAAAACCTGATCATAACCATTACGTAATTTAACACCTAGCAATTGTGGGTGCTGTGGGTTACTAACTTCAATCTGTACCTCTTCTGAGTAGATGCCCTGACCATACCCATGTGCAATAATACCAATAACACGGTGACGGCTTAGACCGTCTGATTGGTTCATTGCGAACGTATAAGACCATGCACTATCCTGTGTGTAGTACGATTTAATGTAATTACGATATCTATCGTAAACACGAATTTCATAATATTTGAAGAAGTCAGTAAAACGTTTTCCATTTACTGGTACGTTACTCTGATCATCCCAATCAAATATGAATGCCTCAGAATACGTCTGGTTAAATCCAGCATCACTATTCACCAATGTAAGACCAGTTACCTTTGGTAATGCAAAAATGATTTGTGGCATCTGGTTATAAATTGCTACTAGTTCGGATGAATAACCCAAGGTATTGTAGCTTTCAATCCCAAAGTCATAGTTTACACCCTGAATCAAGTTCAAGATTTCAAAACTAGTACTGTACTGTCCAACGTTACCAATATTAATCCAAGTACTGGAATCACTTCTCTTATAACGTAGTTTATAACCACGAACACCAGTATCTTGACTAAGATCCCAAGTCATTAATACAGTACTGCCATTTACGGTTGTACCAAGGCGTTGTACCTGTAAGTTGCTTGGTGGCTCTACACGAGAAGGGTTAGGTAAGTTAGTAATACCATTCTGTGGGAACTGTCCTGGGTCAACGCCCGAATAGATACCGTCGGAGTACTGTATACCTGTGATCTGTACTATCCCTGCTTTATCTACTGTCATTGGTACAGTACGGGAAACTACACGGAACTTAACATTTTCAAAACCTGCTTCTTTAAAGCTGATCGTGAATACATCATTTACTGTAATATCAGTTACGAATGTATTAAATGTAATACCTGCAAGTACATACTTAGCTTTTAATAGTTCGATATTACTACGTTTGGCTAATTGGTCTTTATCCTGAATCCACTTACAGTTTAAATCTTTCTTGATAATATAACCATCACGAATAATTGTTTCATTAGTTAATGCATTACTTGGATAACGGATAATATCTTCTGCATAATCCCCATTTGGGTTCGTATAAGTTGAGTCCATGCAATTGAAGTAATCCGTATTGGAACCAGTAGTGATATTAACCGAACCAATAATATTACTTTCATCAAAGTGTTCAACTGGTAAATCTGCCGTATCAACACTTAAGTACTGAACACCATTTGATTCATATAGAACACCACCAAAAGTTTGTAGAATTGCTTCCATGTTCTCTTTATAACTTTTATCATATGCAATACTACCATTTGAATAATAATGGTTATCTTTACAGTACTGTGCAATATTACGGAATGAGGAAATATCAATATCATTTGGATCTGTACCAAAACCAAATTCTGTATTTGTCATGAAGTCATAAAGCTGGCTTGGTGGATTACTTGAAGGTTTTAGTACGTTATCAGTTAGATCATAAATCTTTCTGCCTCTAATCTCTGCTGATAGTACGTAGTTCATATTAGTTAGAATACCATCAGTAAGGCTACCGTTAGTTTTCCTAATGACAGTACAGACCTGTACTAGACCATCACCACGCATATCATCAGTCCATTTACTACCGCCATATTGACGGGCTAACGTCATTGAACCACCATATGAAGGTTTTCCGAAGCGTACTTCGATATCAAGGAAGTTTCTGAACTTCTCAATCATCATTGATTTAGGGATAATACCTTCCTGAGTAATATATACATCATCACGTAGTACTGGTACGTTGTCGAAAAATAGCTGTTGGATCACACCTGCTTTTGTTTCTCCTGGTACTTGCCCAATCTCACCAATACTTAGACAATGTACAGTACATAACTGGTTAGATTCACCTTTGAATACGTTTTGCCAAACTACAATAGAACCTACTTTTACAAAAGCAACTTCATCTTTATTCTTGTTAGAGCCACCGTATACAATAGGAATACCAGTACTAGGTGATGTACTTCTGGCATTACTTGTACCAGTACTTGGATAGTTTACCCCCTGTTGGCCTACATTCATCATTTGACTAGATGTAATATAGGATAGTGCTGTTACTGCTGCACCAATTGCGATTGCTGCAACTAAACCTACTGCCGCTACACTTGCGGCTGCCGCCGATGCACCTGCAATTACTGCTGCTGCTAATGCTGCTACTGCCATGTTTTATTCCTCCGTGAATCGGTAAATCTTATAGTTATTATCTTCTTGGGAATAGCGTTGAACTTTGAATACCTTTTCATTATTCAGTACTATTACTTTATCTCTCCAGAATACAGTACATTGATTATTAGCCAGAAGAATATCACCATCACGTGGTGTCTCTACTAATTCACCCAATTCTTCACATAGTTTCTTTAGTGTTGGATATGTACAGTTATCTTTGGCGTACTTGCGTCCACCTGATGCCGATTTATATTTCTGGTAAATCTCATCTTTATATTGAGTACCCTTAATCATATCAATTACGGATAATGCCATTATATGGCAATCCACTGTGCCATATTCGATAGGTTTATTTGCGTATGTGCTTAGGTACTCGGTAATTAAACCTTTATTCATTTTATCTCTTACTCGCTTTCCAGAATTGTTCTGAACTATTTATGATGCCAATTAGGTCAAAGAACTTATCACCCTTATGTGTGGATTGGTGAATAGATGTACTGGATAGTAGGCGTTGTGTTTGGTCTAACTTTTTCCATAGACTGTTTAAGTTTACGGTTGTAGTACTTTCAGTGTTTCCATCCTCATTGTTAAAGTCTGAGGAAAAGTAATCAATATAACCACTAAAGATACGATAGCGATAAAGTATAGAACCATCATCAGGACTAACGATACCCATCCAGATATTCACTTTTGCATCTTTCCATAGTCCACGTAAGGCCATAGAAATATATTCTTGGTTTACGTTACTGACTTTAAATGTAGTACCGTTATTGTTTACCTGATTCTTTTCTACATAGTTAGCAAAACTTGAATCAATAAAATCCGGTACTGGTTGATAGGTAATACCACCTACTGTTTTTTCTGCTAGTCCATCTACAAGATATAAGGCAGAACCAGTAGGGGGAATCAAATCAACCATTTTAACCATTACACCACACTGATAGAGTTCTTTCTCTGTGAGTACTGTTTTGTTATCGCCGCGTACTAGATTCCAGTAGTTAACCAGTACAGCATTGTTTAATACATTATTTGGAATAGCCATATTAACCTCTGATATTTTCTGTTGCCTGAATTGTTACTCCGATTAGGTTATTACTTGGGAATGAAAACTGTGAATTTTGTGTAGTTAGTACGAAAGAACCAGAAAGGTTATCGTATTTGATTACTTCACCTAATTGGATATTCTTAATTAGTCCGGGGAAAATAGTCATAGTAGTACCGCTATTTGCAATAATACGGTATAGCTTCTTATGTCCGTTGAACTGAATTAGTGAACCGACTTCAAGTCTATTTGAGTTTACGGCAATAGATGTAGCCCCTGCTGCACGTGCTGCGGTTGCCTGTACGTTAGCAGTTTGATTACCCGTATACTTACCCCACCAACCAAGAGACATATCAAATGGTTTACCTTGTGCGTACTGTGCGTAAAAGTTTGATAGTTCTGCTCTATATTGTTTGTTCATCGTGACTTTAAAAGAGATACTAAAGTATTCAGTACCTACTACGCGTGTAATTTGTTCACCCGTCCATGTTTTTTGTTGAAATAGTGGTACATTATCACTTAGTACAAAGTCACTTATTGTTGCGTTATTTAACATTATTCTAATCCTTTCAAATAAGCCCACATGATCGTGGGCTTTATGGTATTTATTAGACGTTGCGTTGTTGTGATTGGCGTACTGCCTGTACTAGAACATCAGCATGTTTTTTACACATTTCAGTGAAGTCCTTATCAGTAATATCACCATTTGATTGAATTACTAATGGTGCTTCAATCTTGATTTCACCAGATAATTTATTACCACCATCTTTTAGATAGTTAGTAAGATCTTGGTTTAGTGATTTACCTACAACACGTTCACCCTTTTCAAGATTATATGTACCAGTACTTGGTAATGAATCCCAACCATCATGGGCTTGACCTTGAATATTAGTACCTTTGATAGTACTGATAATTTTTGCACCCTCTGCTGCTACCTTTAATCCAGCGGCAATACCAGCAGGCCAGCCTAATTTGGTTGCCTCACTAATACCCTGTTGGATATTGATAATTGACTGAGCAATAGCAATACCTTTCTGTACTGCAAAAAACGCTTTCGCGGCGTCATTGCCCTGACCAAAAGCACCAGCTAGAGTAGTACCAATATCACCAGCGGCATTACCCCAAAGGCCAATAGTACCGTTTAATGCATCAGCAGTAGCACGAGCACGTTTAATATCTGCATTAGTCTGAATAGCTGTAAGCTGATCTTGATATTCTTGGAAACCAATTACTTTTGCATCATAAAGAGCCTTTGCCCCGTCCTTGTTGTTCTGCTGTTCTGTACCAATAGCGGCTAACTTAGTTGGGTCTGCCTGTGTATTGAATGGGTCTTGATAACCTAATCCCTGAGTAGCAGTATTAGTAGCCCACTTGTTACCAGCGGCTGCGGCTGCTGCCTTTTGTTCTGGTGTGGCATTTGGATCATTTGCGATGGCTGCGATGTTCTGAGCTTGTTTCAAACGGTCATTCTCTGCCAACATCTGATCAACCATCTCTTTGTAATTACGTGCACGGTCTGCATAGTGAGTATTCAACATTGCATTAGTTTCATCTTCACTCTTTTTAGTTAGTGCTGCTGATTCCTTAATACGTTTTTCAATTTCATTTTGTTGAAGATTGAATTGTTGTAACTTCACCTGAGCGGCATTAGCACCCATTGCTGCCATAGTCTGATCTAGTACTTTCTGAGCTTGTACTTGTTTGGCAAGACGTTGCTTTTCTTCGGCTTCGGCTTTCTTAGCTGCTGCTGCGGCTTTTGTAGCTGCTGAGGCTGCGGCTTTATCTGCACTTTCAGTTAGTTTCTTAACGAGGTCTGCACGTGTTTCTTTATAACCAGCATCAAGTGTAGCTAAGTCTTTATTCAATGCATCTTGATTACCTTGATATCCTTTTAGTAATGATTGCTGGATTGCCGCACGAGTATCTTTATACTGTTTATCAAGAGCATCAATTTTAGATTGTGTTTCTTGTTTAGCAGTTTGGAAAGGCTTCATTGCAGCATTGATAGTACTTTTTTCGAATCCTTTATTGTACTCTTCACGTTGTTTCTGAATAAGGTTATTAGCCTTATCAAGATTTGCTAACATATTATCAAAAGTTTTCTGGTTACGTGCCGCGTCCTTTTGCTGTTCTTCAACTAATTGAGCACCATAGATAGAAGAGTTCTTAAGAATATCTTGCTGATAACCTTTCTGGTATTCCTGTACTGCTGCGATACCTTCACGGCTTGTAGCTGCTGCTGCGGCTGCTACTGGCTTACTATTAAGGATCTTGGTCATTAGGTTTAGAATATCTGCAAGGTTAGCCGCTACTGGTGCTAAAGCAGAATTATTCCAAGCCTCCCACGCCTTACTTAGTTCTTGTGTAGATTTGCGGTATGCTTGGAACTGGCTAGACTGTTCACCAGTTAGTTGTACGCTTTCACTTGCTAGTTGATTTTGATATTCCTGTTCACTGTTGAAACGTTGGTAGATAGTCATACGTTTATCTGCATCGTTTGCTACAGTTTCTAACATGTTAATGATCTGGGATTGACTAAAGCCCATTTGTTTAGCTTGATAGTAAATCTTTGCAATAATATCTTCACCACCATCAGCGGCTTTCTGTAGTTCTATGATATTCAACTTAAGAGGCTGAATAACATCAGTATACATAGAACCAGCTTGGTTAGTTAAGGCATCGCCCAACTTATCCTTACTATCCTTAATTTGGTCTGCTACGTTATCCATAGTTAAACCTACTTCGGCAAACATATTAGCTTGCTTCTGTAAGTTCTCTATACCAGTTTGTGCAAGGCTCGCAGATTGGAATACTTCAAATGCCTTTTCTGCTTGTACTTGCATCTTACTGATAGCTACCAT